AAGCGGCTACTACCGGATTAACCGATTTGCCTATTCGTGACGTACCCCGCAATACAGTAGAACAAACAACAGACGAGAGAGTCCGGGCAAATTATGTTCCTAAACACGTAGATTACATAGCGGCGCACAATTCAGAACAAGATAGAGCAAGAATAGTGATAAATCAGAATGCCAACATAGAAAAGTCTAAGGACGCTATTATGGATGAATTGCAAGCTCCTATTATTATTGCTGCACTGTATTTTATATTTCAGCTTCCAGTTTTTAGGAGTGCTCTCTTGAAGACATTTCCTACTTTGTTTACCGAAGGTGGGCAGTTTAATCTAGCAGGTTTTGTAGTTTCATCAGTAATGTTCGGAGGTGCTTACTGGCTTTTGAATAAGTCTAGTGCTATGCTTATTGATCGCGTATGAGCGTACAAATATCTACATAGTATCAATATAATTGCTACTATGTTCCGTGGTTTAATTCCATTTATTGAGGCATGTGTCGAGAATATAGATCGTGATAAATTGCCTGCAGAAATGAATATTGTTCTTGACGGTGGAGCGTTTGGCGGTGCTTATACATTAGGTTCGCTTTTGTATTTGAGAGAATTGTCAAAAAAGGGACTCATTAAGATTCGGAAGGTGTCGGGAACTAGCATTGGAGCCATATTAGGAGCATTTTTTGTGGGAGAGCAACTGGATTCGGTATCAAACGAAGTCCTACAAAAGCTACTTGCATTCGTGAAAAGCAACGGTACGTTAGAGATGGCCATGGAAATAGTGAATGATGTTTTCGATTGGGAAGCTTTTCAAAAACATGGAGGGGCCAATGATACACTTATAATTTCTTACACAAACATGGCTCATCCTACTAATAATTATGTTTCATCGTTTGACAGTAGAGAAGATTTAATGTCGTATTTAAGAAGGTCGATTCATCTTCCATGGATCACCACAGAATCGTGCACGGTAGATGGTAGGTTTATCGATGGCATATCTCCTAAACTGATACGAGACTACGATGCACCTACTTTATTTATTTCTACTATGAACCTTACCTACTTCGGTAAATCAATTACTTCTAGTGGTGAGGTTAACTTTGTTCCTCGAATAATTACTGGTATTGATGAGACTCATCGATTCTTTACTGGAACTAAGAGGAGCGGCTTGTGCTCTTATCTTCATAACTGGAGTATCCTAACGTTGCTAATCTTCCGCAGCAGAGATATTCTCAGCCTACTCGTGTATTTGATATTTAATGTTTACACCTATGTATCAGGTTATTTACCGGACACGATAACAGATAGCTATGCTTATTGTAAGGCGATAGATATAACGTCAAACATATGGCGCGATGTTATAACAAAAATAATTACCTAGTATTTTCACTTTTTGCTCTTGTTTTTCCGAGTCGAGCTTTTGGTAGCTTTACTCTTAGTTGACTTCTTTGTAGGTTTCTTATATTTAACGGGTTCATACTTTAGAAAGTGTTGTTGATACTCTTTATTCTTCCTATCGTTCTTCAATCGCTCGAAAACCTCAGCTTTCTCCTCACGCATATCCTGAAGAGTCTCTTGTTTGCCATAGCATTGTGTGCTAAATCTCTTCAGAACGCCCTTCTGTGAAAGCCGGTTCTTTGACTGCACTCTGTATAAATATTCAGCCATACACAAGATTCTTTCTTCATCGTAATAGTCACGATCAGCGAATAAGAATGATAGATACAGATTTAACATAGTATCGATTGTCGCAACCTTGATGTCTACTCCTTTCTGCTCTACTACATTATAGCTATGACAGGCTAAGGGTTTGTAGATGAAGGCAACAGTATCTTCTCCTACCTTAATTTCATAATGCTCAGCAAGTAGTTCTCCAAGCCCATCCCGTTTGACGTACTTAGCATCCTTGATCTTCTCACTTTCCAAACATTTTACTACATTTTTTGCTGTATCGAGTGGCTTTTCGCTCAATACATCAAAGTCGGGCAACATGTGTTGGTTTTTCTTAGCATAGTTCGGCATGTATTTCATGTACAGACTATTAGCATAACCTCCAAAGAATACCACTCCCTCTTGAATGAGGGCCGCTTTAATGTGTCTATACACATCTTTTACATCATACCTGTCAGCACTTTCAAATGATCTCTGAAATGTATCAGGATTACATTTGGCTCCCCTAAGAGGATAGTTTTTATTCAATAGAATTAGCCTTTTCAAAACCTTCTCCCATCTTCCTACCATACCAGCAGGCCTGGACAGTTCTAAGTACATGTTCATACGGAGCAAGTTTACGGGTGAATAGTATATATTATCTACAACTATCGCATCTTTCTTCAATCGCTTGAAAAGTTCAGGATCAATTTGTGTAATATCAGCTACTGGTATTCCCATCACAAATACCTTAAATGTACCGAAGTGTTGGCCCGCTTTAGCCTGTACAGAATCGTAGTTTTTAGCGCCATATATATCGGCTAGTTCAATTGCATCCTCCATGGCATTGGGAGAAAAGAAGTCATAGTCCGGAATGTCTAACTGCTTATCATAGAACTGATCAGACTTAGGTAAAATATTGTTTATGGCAGTACCCCCATAGCAAATTAATTGTTTCTTTTTCAAAAATGCCTCTACGACCGCAATGATCTTCTTGACGTGTGGAGCGGATGTATTTTCTAAAGCCTGGGCTTTTTCTACCTTATCCACCGCTTCTCTAAGAATATCAAGTTCTTTGTTTCTGAACTCCTCTTTTGTAAGCGCAGACTTCTTTGTCATATATATTGTCTCAACAAAGAAATTGCTAGGCTAGATTAAATTGTAAAACTGTAATAGTCAGTCTTAGTTTGTCTTTCAGCGTAAGAATAAGACTCTGGAGGAGGAGCTGGTATATTGACAGTAACCGGCTTATATCTTAGATTTTCAGGTTTAAGAATGAATGCATATCCTTCTTTATTGAATAACTCATTATATGAGCTAAGAGTAGCTGATTCTTTTTGCATTGCCATGGCGGTTAGTTGACAACCGTAATGCATACAGATGGCTGAATTAGGGTTAACAATTTGGTCAGTCTTGTCAGGCATGACAATTGACATATTCTTTTTGTTAAATTCCGTTAATTCATTAGTATCATGGCTAAACTTTACGTCTGAAAATCTTAATCCTCTCATAAAAGGTGTACCGGAACAGATATTTATCCATTCGTCCAGTTTTGTACCTCTAAAAACATCGTTGGATCTATCTACACAAATGATTACCTTCCCCATGAAGGTTTCCAGTGGTAGTGCACCTAGATTCTGGCCTCCATATTGATTTGAGTACTTTTTACCTAGGGTTCTTGAACCCAGATTAGAGGCAATAGATGATGCTATATCATCGGCAACATGGGGGTGCGCTGACATAATTCTAAAATGGAGCATCAGTGGGTCTCCTGAGTTTGTGCAATACGCACCAGAAAACGCACGATCGTGTACTCGTTTTAGTACTTCATTTATAGGAATAGAATTATATGTACTCTTCACATCAAACGAGTTTGACGCAGAAGAAGCCACACAGGCTTTGCCACCGATCGAATACACAGCAAAGTCTAAGAATCGACACCCCTGAGCAATGGCATTATCCAACGCGCATAGGTCTACATACGCATTTTTAACTGCACCAGGATTACATGAGTTGTATGAACTCTTAATATAATAGTCTCTCAAACTATGGGAGTGCTTATCTGAAGAAGGAGACACGGTCGATAGAGTGGGTGGTTTTGGATACAGAGCAGCCAGATTACTACAATCTGTAGCTTTTAGTTTTAGTTTATTGTTGATGTATACCACCAAACCGATTAATATTACACCAATTATCAAGTAGACGATTACTTTAACCATAGTGGCTTTACTACTAGCCAATGAGAGTAATTTACCTTTGGCGATAGATGTTAATCCACGTAGTCTGTCCATGCTTATATAACGACGTCAAAATAAATTAGAATATCTATATATAGTAACATATGCCAGGTGGCCTTCTCAATTTAGTGTCTTATGGAAATCAAAATGTTATATTAAATGGGACTCCATCCAAAACGTTTTTCAAAACCACCTATTCTAAGTATACTAATTTTGGGTTGCAGAAGTTTCGTATTGACTTCTCTGGGTTGCGGTCTCTACGGTTAACAGAAGAGTCTAAATTCTCGTTCAAGGTTCCTAGATACGCTGACTTATTGATGGAGACTTATTTCTCTATTAATTTGCCTACCGTATGGAGTCCTATCTATGAATCGAACGGAACATACAGCCCGTATGAGTTTCGGTGGATAGAAAATCTAGGTGTTAAGATGATAAAGGAGGTGGTTATTTCAGTAGGTGGTCAGACATTGCAACGTATGAGTGGAGATTATATGCTTGCTCTGGTCCAAAGAGACTTCGATGATACTAAGAAAGAACAATATAATAGACTTATTGGCAATATCGCGGAACTTAATGACCCCGCTAATGCGGGTGGACGAGTGGGAACATATCCGAATGCTAAATACAATGGGGCTACTCAAGGGCCAGAACCTTCTATTCGTGGAAGAAAGCTATACATTCCTTTGAATGCCTGGTTTTCGTTAGCTAGCCAGATGGCATTTCCGCTAGTGAGTTTGCAATATAACGAACTACAAATAGAAATCGTTATCCGTCCAGTAAGGGAAATGTTTACCATTATTCCACCTGGAATCAATGAGACTCATCATGTACAGCCTAACTTTAATGAGACATTACAGGCTATGTATAGATTCTTACAGCCGCCACCCGAGAATGGTGATTATACCGATAAACGGAGCGGGTGGAATGCCGATCCACATTTGTTGTGTACTTATGGATTCTTATCTGAAGAGGAAGTAAGGGTTTTCGCAGCTGATGAACAAAAGTATCTAATCAAAGAGGTACATGAGTATAATTATGAAAACGTAACCGGGTCCAAACGAGTTTTGCTTAATAGTATGAGTATGGTATCAAGCTACATGTGGTTCTTCCAACGTAGTGATATTAACCTTAGGAATCAGTGGAGTAATTATTCTAACTGGGAATACATGACACCTCCAAATATAATTGACTCCTCGGCTAATTGGGTTACTCCATCGATCCCAAACACTTCATTGTTCCAGATAAACAATGAAAAAAACATTATGCTCAAATGGTCTCTATTACTTGACGGTAAGTTCCGGGAGAATCCGTTGGATGGCGATGTGCTTGGTCTAGTAGAAAAGTACAATAGCTCTGATGGGTTTTCTCCTTCCGGGTTATACTGCTATAACTTTTGTTTGCATACTAGTCCTTTCGATTTGCAACCATCTGGAGCAATGAATATGAGTAAATTCAATAACGTCGAGTTTGAGTTCACCACTTTCGCTCCACCACTTGATCCTGAGGCCCAAACATTCGCGATTTGCGATCCAGTAACTGGTGACATATTAGGTGTAAATAAGCCCACATGGCGCATTTACAACTACAATTACGATTTGACAGTAATGGAAGAGCGATACAATACAGTTATATTCAGTTCTGGAAACGTGGGTTTAATGTACGCCAGATCATAGCTTTTGGTTCTGTATTTCCTTCACTATGGGATATTTATATTCATCAATATTCCATCCATATGGCCCGCAGTCGTCATACACTCCGGTAAGAGAAGGACGGCAGTTAGTAATTGGCGTAAGACGCTTAGGATCTGCAACCCATCCCATGTCTTGCTCCGATACAGCTTCATAATCAGGGCGGTTCTGGGCTAAGGGAGAAAATGGAGCAGTGCGAATAGTCCAATCACTTAAGAAAGCACGGCCTGGAGCCATCTTCGAGGGATGATACGCTAGTTCTTTTTTACCATGCTGCGCTATCTTAGGAGCAAGCATATTTACAGTGTAAAGGTCTTTCTTTTCAACCATTCCCTCTCTAGCGAGTTCAGAGTAAAATGTAACAGCTATCAACAGTGATGCGATTACGATTATCGAATAAATATTGGTCATCCTTATAACTATATAACAATGGGATTTTATCTAATTGTTATATAATCAAATGGCTACAAAGTCTACTAAGAAACCTGCTAAAAAGGAAAAGGGTCTGGTCCCTTTTCTTATTTCAGTACTCATGTCATTTATCGTGGCACTCGTTTGGTTAGTTATTGGATCATCCTACGCCTCAGTTAGCCACTCTCCTAAAATGGACGCACTCTTCCCGGTTGACCCAGACAGTCCGCCCTACGCTAAACCTGCGGTAAGTGGTGAGCATTCTCCACTGGATCTATTCAAACCAAACAAATATAGTGCTCCTTATTCATTGTGCCCTGATAACGAAGATTGTTCTGGTTTTGGTGGATCATTCAAAGAGTGGTTTCAAAAGTCTATTGAATTCTCATATGTGAATGGTCGGAAAGGAATGCAGGGTTTCTTGAAAACTACTAGTGCCGTTGACGACGCACTGGGAAAGAAGAACACTCTTAATACTACCTTCTCAGTTCTGTTCGGTCCGTTGTTTATAAGTATTTTAATCGGATTGTCTCACTTGTTTGGAACCATTAGTAATCTGATCGGACAGTTTAATCAGGGGCATTGGGTATGGGGTATAGCCATGCTGTTAGTGGGACTGGGTCCTGCGCTCGCAAGCGGGATAGGAAGTATGCAGTCTCTACAGACTCTATTTACTTTTATCGGATGGGGAGCCTACCAAAGTGGATCGCTATATAAAGAGATTTTAGCGTCACACAAGAATCTTTTTGTAGGAATATTCGGTTTGCTTGTAGTTCTGAGTGCCTTTGACAATTTGTCAGTGTGGGGTGGAATATCAGCCGCTATAGTTTACGCTGGTGTATTATTTGGCTTCCTTTAATATTTAGAGGGTTTAAGGAATGGTTAGTTAGATGGGAAAGAAGCAAAGGGCAAAGCCTTCCACATTGAGGTGTTATCCTTTGGTATCAGTATGTACTCCAACTTTTAATAGAAGACCATTTATTCCAGCAATCATCAATTGTTTTAAGAGTCAAACATATCCAATGGATAAGTTAGAATGGATAGTGATCGATGACGGCACTGATAAGGTTGGTGACCTTTTCGAAGGAATCCCACAAGTGAAGTATTTTTCATATGATGACAAGATGGTTCTGGGTAAGAAAAGGAATCTCATGCATGATAAATCAAGTGGTGACATTATCGTTTATATGGATGACGATGATTTCTATCCTCCTGATCGAGTGGAGCATGCAGTTAGGAAACTACAATCAAACCCAAAGGTTTTATGTGGAGGAGCTTCGGAAATGCATATTTATTTTAAAAAACTGGATAAGATTTATCAGTTTGGACCCTATGGGCCTAATCATGCCACGGCGGGAACATTTGCCTTTAAACGAAGATTACTAGATGAATCAAGATATGATGAGACAGCAGCACTAGCCGAAGAAAAGTCTTTCTTAAAGGGTTATACAATTCCCTTTATCCAATTTGATACGCGCAAAACAATATTGGTGTTTTCTCATAAACATAACACGTTTGACAAAAGCAAGCTGTTAGAAAATCCGAACCCAAAGGTGGTTAAAGAGTCCAAATACCGGGTCTCAGATTTTATTCGAAATGATGAGGTAGCCGACTTCTATCAGAACAAGATTGACTCTTTATTAGA